AATGTTACAATTAATTTGAAGGAGGTTAAATTTGATTATAAGTTTTTATAGTAGTATAGTAGTACGAGAGTAGGTTACTCTCGAGTCGATAGCGGTACGCGGTTGGTACGATGGCAGTATGTCCGCGCCATAGCCGCGTGCCATCGATGATCGCGGCCGGCCGCGGTAAAGTTGTGGTGGTTCAGAGTTCGCAAACGATCTTTCGCCATCGAGCGTATATACGCATATAAAAACATATGCATAAAAACGTCATAATCAATTCA